CAATCGGGAGCAAGCAATGGTATGGTTACGGTCAAGCAGTGATATCATCAAAATTGCTTCGCATATACAAAAGTACCTTCCTGAATATTTCAACTAAGGAGTAAACAATGGATTTTCATCTTATCACACGTAATGAACGCATAGCGCTGGAATGTATTTGTAACGAATTGACTATGGGTGACCGGGACTGGTCCCGTGATGATAGTATTTTCGAACTTCATGGTGGTTGGGTACGGGGGTGTATCCAGATCGGTTTACATAAGCAAACTATCTCCAGCGCGGTGTCTTCTTTATCCCAGAAGCGGATTATACAATCGGATAAAACTCATGCGTATTTAACTGGTACTGGTAGAACATGGTTACAGGAGCATCACAATAGTTTGAATATTTAATACTACTAATAATTTCCCCATTTTATACAACCAGGTAATTGCTAAATTGCCTGGTTTTTATTATTTATAGTAAACTAATTCAATGATAATTTATTATTAGGATACACCAATCTTAATAACTATATTTATTAAGTTATTAAGAAATCATCAGGAGGTTTATATGACGGAAAGGTTCTTTAGAGGGTGTATCAGTGATAGCACTGATATGCGTAAAGAGATGAGGAATTGTGAGAATAAAGTTAGTGTTCCCTGGCATATACGTGGTGCCGGGTACTACTGTATCGATTTATGCAAGAAGATAGAGAAGTGCCCTTACCAAATCGAAATTAATGTAAAAGATGACTGATAATTTTATCCTTTACTTTGGGGTTAAAATATTATAGACTTGAAACAGTTAACCTATAGGATGTGCAAAATGATGTCTTATCCTGTGAGGAGGAGGAGATGATTAATTATTCTACAGTTGATCGGGTAGCTTTTGATTTAATACCAGAAGTTGGACACCTTCCTTATGCGTTTGTTCGCTCTATCATCCAAAAACATATCGATAATGCTCGAAAAGAATTAATTAAAGTAGCGTATGCTGAGAGTGATATTTCGAAAAAATTGATGGAGAAAAAATATGAACAAAATAATTGCTCTAAGAAAAACCAGTATGATCAAGATCACTTACATACAACATCCCACCAAATGCGGAAGTATCGAAATAAAGAAAGGAAAAACAGCTGCCAAATTTTTAAATTCCCAAAGTAAACAGTTAGGCGGCACTCTTATCCTTCCAGCGAGTATCGATGATCCCGCACATGGTATAGTAATGGATATTGATTTTGTATAAACAATTTATATGCACATTTTATCGTAATAGTAAACTGGAATCTATCATAGTGGAAGCGTATGACATCGTACATGCTTCCAGAATTCTTCAACGCAAATATCATGTGGTAGCGCTGGCAATAGTTAGTATAATCCAGGTGAGTAGAGATATCTTACCAGTGGTACGATAATTGGACAATAGCGCGCAAAATTAACCGTTTAAATGAAAGGATTTTTGTTTTATCTTTTATAATTAACTGTATTGTTTTTAAATTACTTTACTAAAAGGAGTGACTAATGGAAGAGCAAGATAATGGGTATGTATTTAAAAAATTGACTGAGGAGGACCTGAGAAAATTAGAATTTATGAAAAGTTATTTTTCGTATATGATTGGAAAAGATGAAGAGGTAATATTAATGGATCGAACTGTAATGGATAAGGAGGATATTCCAGTTCTGATTGCTATCCACAGAGATGTAGAAACGCGAAAGGTGAAAAGAACTCGAATGGCCACTGTGGAGGATGTCAATCAAGTGGTAATTTTTGTACAAGATAAATTGGATGAATGTTTTACACACGCAATAGATACTTTTATCAAAGGACACCTTCCTTCTCCCGGTACAAATTGAAAGGAGATATCTTCATGAATACCCGGCAACGTTTACGAAATATAAAGATAAATAATCAGAATAACGTGATAACGGAAGGGGACTGGGGTGAGCAGGATCCAGATTGGTGGAGGAGGGTTGTTTGGCGTTTTGGGATGCGGTGTAATGGATGGACACTATGGCAGATATTCAAAAATGATCCTACCTATCTGGATTGGATTCAGGAAAACTTTACTTTTAAGTTTAATCAAGGGTATCTTTTATCAGCAGTAAATGATGCAGTAGATTTCATGAATAAAAGAAAGGAGCAGGAAAGTGGATGAAATAAATAAATTGAATACTCTTCATACAATTATTCGAGATGTGAATACGCAATTACATGCAGAATTTAAATCATTAACTATATCAGGTAATCACCATTTACACTATAATAGTATCGATGTATATGATGATAATACTATCCATTGCCCAATTCCGAAATATGGTTGTAATCATCGGAACGAAGCGTATAAATATGGTTGTGATAAAGAGAGAAGAGATTGTGCTATGAACATGATGTATAATGAAGACCTGGATTAAAATTTTGGAGGTACGCTGGATGGAAAAATTTATTAATTTCTGGTATATTTTTAAGGCGAATTCCAGCGTATTTTTTCGAGTAGTTTTCCAATTTGTTCGAGTATTTATTAAAGGATTTTTAATTGGGATGCTACTGAATTATTTAATGAAGTATTTTATGACAATTTTTATGTAGATTTTGGTGTTTAGCAATTTCTCTCAGTTTGCTAAACGGTGCGGAATGTGGAATCAAAAAATTAGGTTCTGGTATCATTGGGCAAAATTTTGGAGTCAGTCAGCGGAATTCTGGGTAATATCATATGGTTTACGTGTCTTTTCTGAGAGTAAATTTTTGTCAGTGGTGGTAAAATTTTTGTCAGTGCGGTTCGATTTTCGATAAAAAGTTCGATTAATTTTTATTACAGTCTTCATAAAGTATGAGGAATTTTTAATTTTTGTTGTCAGTACCATGCTTAAATGAGGGAAATTTTCCCAGCTATGAGGGTGAAATAAAATTTATGAGGTCAATTTTTAGGTGGTTTTTCGTGGTGGGGTTTTTCCATTTTTGGTAAAACGGTGCGGAATTGTCGAATTCTACATATTACCATTATGGGATAGTGGTTAATTACTTAATAAGATGATGTATTTAATTAATAAGTCCCCTCAAGATATATATTTAGTATTATTAGGTATTATTTATTTATTATTAATTATTATTATTATTATTATTATTTATTATTATTATTTATTATTATTATTTGTATTATTATTATTTATGATAGTAGCGCTCTCATAAAGACTGAGAGCACTCCTATTTATCATAAAAATTATCATAAAAATTATCATAAAAATTGACATAAAGATTGACATAAGAATTATCATAAAAAGAATATCAGTAAAATACTAAAATCTATCTATTCATCTTGAGTCTAATTATGGGTTTATTTACGGTAATTTTACATAACAAAAAGGAGTGATTGATGACTGTAAAATTATGTCCACGGGAGTATGATTTACTGGATTGTACTGGATGGGTATATACCCGTCCCGATGAACATACTGGGGTATACATGTTACGTGAATTAGCTGCATTACTCCGGGTATATCATCATCCAGGGACTTTCGCTATTATTCATCGGGAAGAGCTCTCTGGGAAAGGGTATTTCGAATTTTTTATTATTGAGATAATGAGTGGAATTATTTTATTTGAGTTGGGGCAAATCGATATTCATACCGTAGCTCAGTGGAAAAATAATGAATTTACTTTAGATAAATTTCTAGGGAGTAAGATTTTTGGAAGAGTGCGTGCTTTACGAAATATAGATATTGAGCATTATCACAGTTTGTTTAAAATCAATAAACAGTATATCATTAACGAAAAGGAGTGGTGGAATGAGTCAGCAGAATGAAGTAATTCAGTTACGGATTGATCCTACGGATCGGAAAATACCGATAAGTGTATCGTTTCATCCAGCGAAATATGCTTTGGTTGATAAATCCATTCAATTAGGAAGTTTTAGTGCTAAGATAGACCAGATAATCACTGAATGGTTTGAAATAAAAAGCATACTGGTAATGTATGAAGATAGTGAACAGCGCGAACATGGTGAACCGACTTTATGTAATGCACGTGCTGAACGGATATTCTGTATGAGTGAAGTTATACAGGGCTGGACGTTTACGGATACGAAATATGAAAAGGAAGTTCAACGTATATTACGTAAAGCAGGATATCAATCTCCAGCCTATCCTAAAAGTGAAAAAATTATTAAAAGTAAAATTGTACCACTTTTGCGTGATGGTGGATTTATAGTGCAGATAGTAGATGAAATTGAATATGATTTATTTGAAATCTGGGTGAGTCATCCTCTGTATGATTTGAATAAAATGAACTGTGCTCAGTGTATAGTCATAAAACAAATAGCTGATTATCTGCAAAAAATTCAGGGAGATGAGGAGAAGGATATTAGTTGATTTATGTAAATTTTTCGTATTTATAATAGTGCTATTTGATAATTTAAAATTATATTGATAATATCAGCTTAGACGAGGAGGTGAGTATGAATGAACAGGAAATTGCTGAATATCGACCAACTAAAGCACAAAAGCATAATTTTAGTAAGATGGTACTCTGTGGGTATCGGAAACAGTTAATTCAGATTATGGCACGCGACAAACTATTGGGACATGATGTAATTCATGATTTATGTACTATACGGGTTTTACTTGATGATGTAATGCGGAAGTGGGATAGTACACTACCAATGGAGGTTTGCGATGAAAATGATAATAATTAACCGGCAAAGGTTGAAATGGGTAACTGCTATTATACTCAATATGATCATTTTGATAATAAATACATTGTTATCACTTGTGCATTGGGTACTTCGGGTATGGGTGCAGTTCCCAGTGATGGTAATTTGTATGTTGATTCAACGGGGAATGCTTGGGTTAACATATGGTATAGTGTATTTTCAGTATAATCTCTACTGGGCCCAAATGAAGATATTCTTATGGAGCGGAGTACGTGAAAATGGTTTACTTACCGATACTATTATCGCAATAGAAGGATATTTGAAAGATTTGAAATATGAATTAACTCATTAATGTAATTAATTAACTTTTAATAATAGGGAATAATTATTATGCGTATAGCAGCTCAATTTACTTACGAATATAAGATGCATGAAAAGATACCTTTGAAATTAACCACGGTTACTTTTATGCAAAGTATACCGAAAGGGACATACGAAATCCATGAGCATAATCTGGAGAATCATAATGGGGAGAAAATAACCAAGACGGTGGTTTTAAAGTCTATACCATAGCAGGACCCACTAAATCACCAGATCGTAACAAGATGGGTGAGTTCTGGTGGCGAGAATTTGAATTTGGTGATTGGAGAAGTCATGATATTTAGCAAAATGGCATTGCAAGTAGTACAAGTAACCGAAGTTGATAAAGATTTACCAGTATTTAATACCGTACTTTTGCGTAGGGATGGGAGTGTGGTTGCTGGGAATAGAAAGACATGGGTATGGGTGTCGAGTCTTCCAGCGGACAAGAGAAAGGTGGTACCTCTTTCGGAAAGATTTCTTATAGATGAAATCACGGTATGGGCTGATAGTATAAGTAAATTAATTCGCGCTATTCCACGCGACACTCAATTTAAAGGTTTACTTGAGCATGTCGAGATCCATCATGAGGAAGACGGGAGTGTGAAAGCAGAAATTTCTGATGGAACAATGAACCATGCGATTGATATTCGAGTAAGTAATTTGCGGATGCAGGGATGGCAGGAGGTATTCAGAAATGCAGCAGCATCTATGCATAATATCGAATCATTTCTTGATCCAAATGAAATAATGGAAATTGTATTAAACCGGAAACGGTTAGCTCAGTTATTAGGCGTGCTGGAGAAAGTAATGGCCTATGATGGATCGTTTTCTCCAGCGTATTGGTATTTTGCACAGGATGGGAGTGTATTGATGAGATGTAAGAATGAATTAAATGGACAACGTATGGTGGGAGTAATAGGTGCTCAGGAGTGCGATGAGTATCCGTTGAATGAAGAGGAGGAGCAACTACTATACGGTGATGAATAAATTTTTATAGCTTTCCGAAAATACCGGTATTATATTATGGGAAAGGTGAGAGTACATCTATTAGGATGTAGGGATAAACCGTTGGGGTAGTTTCTATACGAAGAGGCCTGTTCAAAATATCGTGCTTTGAGTGGGCCTCTTTTTGTTGGTATGAGAATTATTATTATTTATATTGAACGATATTAATTAATTTAATACTCAATTTTGTGTGGGAAGATATGACAATTTAATGAGGATAAATTATGCCAGCTGTAAAAATCAAAAATTTACCCGAAAAGCCAGAAATTCCACCACCTCCCGGTGTAAGTAAATTTAGTAAAGCACACGCTAATGCCACAGCAGTGATACTTTCACAGTATAGAAATGACGATAATATCTTTACTAACGGTCCAGCACGTGGGTTTACTTCTAATACACATTTTGCGGGTGACGATCCTCATAAATTAGCAGGTGAAAAATCATTAACAATAAAGCAAATATTGAACAGAGTTCATAATGAAGATGCACCTCCAGCGGTGGTGACAGCTTTTCAGAAATACTGGCCGGGGATAAAACGGATGACAATGAAGGAAGCGTGGTTGCGGATAGTGTACATGGAAGCAATAGGAGGTGCCCCATGGGCAACGCAATTTATAGCGAATAGAACCGAAGGTTTGGTTGGTACTGGATATGGGGAAGACAATAAAGGAAGTATTTTGGCAGCAATAAACAAGGAATTGCAACATCCAGTATAGGAGATTGGTATGATACTCGATGAACTTGATATTACGTACTCTATTGATATAATAAATGATGCAATAAATGAGACTCCTGAAAAGGAATTAAGGGAATTGCGGAGAGTAGCATTCAATACTATTATTGAACTTCTTGATATGTTAGCTGATGAAAGTATATTATGATAAATGCATTCTTAACTTTAGGAATTGTCGTATTGTCCTTACTGTGTATACGACAAGCAATTCGTATAGTGATGATTTTGGTCTTAACAGTAAAGTATTTTCTAGAGCATGGAGAATAGTATGTTTACAAAGCACAAGGGGGTGAAAATGCATGATTACTATAGACCGAAGTATTTTGATGTTGTCGAATTTGTTCCGAAATTCGTTGTTGATGCTTTAGGGGATGAAGCATTAATCGTTATGGATTATCGGATATTGAAGACTGCTGATGCATTGGTGAACTTCTTTAATCGTAAACCTGTGATCAATAATTGGGATCAAGGTGGACGTTTTTCAATGCGGGGTTATCGTCCAGCGTGGCAGTTCAAGGGAATTGCGCGTTTCAATCCTCATAATTTTGGTCGTGCCATTGATTTTACTATTGATGGGGTAAGTGCTGAGCATATCCGGTATTCGATATTGAAGAATCAATACTTATTTCCATATATTACAGCAATGCAGGCAGAAGTGCCTTGGGTTCATATAGATTGTCGTGCGATAGTGTCAGGAGGTATCTATGTCTTTAACTCAGATAAGGAGCAGGTTTGAGGTTATGAATATGAAATTCTTTAGTTATGATCATTTACCGGAATTCTTACAGAAGGTGTCGAAACCATTTCATGACTTAGCACATGGTCTTAATGACCGGTTGCCAGATTGCGCAGAGAAATCTGCTGGTCTTCGGAAGTTGTTAGAAGCAAAAGACTGTTTCGTGCGTGTAGAACTGGAGTGCGCGGATTATATTCAGAATAGTAAGAAGACGATACATTCAGAGGGTATTTCGGATAAATTAGGGAAATGAGATGATTTATGGCTGCAGAGAAAATATCAGTAAATTTCTGTAAAGCGTTATTTGAAGTGTATGTACGTTGTAGCAGTAGTTATCCTATTTTTGCTATGGCTCAGTATCCTCCATCACAAATAGATGAAGAAATACTGATTAAACATTGTGCGTGGAATTCGGATAAAAATCAATGTCCATTTAAAGAAACCTTTAAAAAATTCCCAAATGGGGATGAATTTTATGAAAGGGAGTGAAATATGTTAGAAGTGACTGATGAAGTGATGGTAAGATTAGAGGATGGGGAAGCATGCTCACATAAAGGATGTGAATTACACTGTTCCCATCCTTGTGAGGTATGCGGTAGAACAGGCGCTCGCGGAGTAGTGAGTATTCCGCAATCAAAGTATCTGAGAGAAAGGAATAAAAAAATGATTACTGATGAGAATGTAGAAGTTTTGGACAGCTTATGGTATCCGCTGGATACGGTAAAGGGATGTTTGAATTTTGGAATGATTAAAACACGGGATAAGATCACTGGAGAAATTGTATACTACATGGGAGCATCACCACTTAGTGATATGGTTATGGATACTAAGTATATTATAAGAACAGGTCAGAAATTTGATAAGAAATTCATAATAGACTGGTTTAATAAGTAAAGGAGCAACTGATGGTAAAGTTTAAAGCGTACAATGGAGCAACAAAACGGGCGTTTGTTGGTTTCGGGTTGTCTGAACGAAATATTCAAATGTTGAAAATGGGTAAACCAATTTTTGTGCACGGAAATAGTATGAACACAGTAATTGATTACTTTATTTTCTATGGCAGGACTGAAAAAGAAATGCATGAGATGATGAAAGAGTTCATTAGTGCTGATACTGAGGTATTGGGTACCCCAGATGAGGAGATGGAATAATGACATGGGCAAAATTATCCAAAATAGTTGGTTGGGATCAACGGGAAACCATATACCCGGATAAAGAGATTGTTGATAAATTAGAAGAGTCTATAAGAGAAGGTAGCACCTCAGCGATGATTATAGCGTTATCATATCATAGGTTTTTGAAATCTCCTATAACAGATGAAGAAATGGAAGTGATTAATGGCATAAATCGACTTATTCCTATGATACGAGATATATTGGAGTCATAAAATAAATGGCATTAAGTGCGAAACAGGTAGCAACTATTGAACAATCCTATGCGAGAATGAATTTATGGGTTGGAGCAGTACGTGCTTCAAAGACTGTTGCATCGTTATACCGATGGATTATATTTGTCGCCAGCGAAGCACCTCCAGATCCATTACTCATAATTGGGAAGACTCAAGATACTGCCGTACGGAATATCATCAAACCTTTACAGGATTTGATTGGGTCTTCGTGTAGGTGGTATTCCGGGAAACGAGAATGCTGGATTTTTGATAGGTGCTGTTTCGTATTGGGTGCTAATGATGAGACTTCTGAAGGTAAAATTAGAGGGATGACATGCGGTGGTGCTCTGGGTGATGAGATAACTCTATGGCCAGAATCATTCTGGACCATGTTGTTATCAAGGTGCTCTCCCGAAGGTGCCAGGATATTTGGGACCACCAACCCAGACTCACCGTATCATTATTTGAATGTAAATTACATCAAACGGGCTCATGAACTTGATTTAATAGTACATAATTTCTGTTTGGATGATAATCCGTTTCTGAGCCAGGCCTTTAAAGATAATTTACGTAAGGAATACCGGGGGTTATGGTTCAAACGATTTATCCAAGGGTTGTGGGTACTTGCTGAAGGTGCGATTTATGACTTTTTTGATGAGAATGAAAATGTTCTATTACGACCACCCGGACCAGCGGAAAAATATCTTGTTGGTATCGATCACGGGACTGCAAATCCAACCTGTTTTCTGTTGTTTGGGGTTAATCGGAATTTTAGACCGTGGATCTGGACTGAAAGAGAGTATTATTATGATAGTGTAGAAATAGGTAGACAAAAGGATGATGCGGAATATGCTGATGATTTTGAAAGATTTCTTAATGGAATCAGACCAGCCCAGGTGATTCTGGATCCATCTGCTGCATCGTTTAAAGCAGCTTTGCGTAAAAAAGCAAAATGGAATTTGGTTGATGCTAATAATGACGTTTTAGAAGGTATCCGATTACAATCAAGAATGTTAAACGCTGGAGAGTATGGAGTATGTCAATGTTGTACGAATACTATTCATGAGTACGGTGCCTATTTATGGGATGCTAATGCTCAAAAACGGGGTGAGGATAAACCGTTAAAACAACATGATCATACTAAAGATGCAGAAAGATATGTACTGAATACATATGCAGGGGACACCATGCTTGATTATACTAAGTTAACGCAACGATAGGAGGATGCCATGAGTAGAGACAATTACAGTGCAAAGAAAACAATTGGCAAAGGATTGGATCAGATATTCATAATTTGTTTATCTTCTGCTTTTGCTGCTTTATTAGCGACTATGTGGAAGGATATCACTGATCAAGACTTCAAAGTATCTAACGTAAAGCAAGTAGTTGAAAGCATATCGGGTTTGGTGGTAGTATTGACTCCAGTGATTTCTGCGGTATTTCGGATGATCCGTAATTTTCATAAAAATTTTTTTGATAACGGAATAGATGAATTCAAGCGTATGATAAAGGAATGTAAATAACAGAATAGGGGACAGTATGGATTATAATATGGATTTCGGACAAGCATTAAAAGCATTAAAAAAGGGTAATAGGGTTGCCCGAAAGGGGTGGAATGGTAAAGATATGTGGTTACTTTTACAGAAACCAGATAAAGATAGTAAAATGACATTACCATATATTTACATTGAGTATCCGATCCAAAGTAAGGCTTATCCTTTAGGATCACGAGTACCTTGGCTAGCGTCACAAACAGATGTATTATCTGAGGATTGGTTTATTAGGTATTAACATAAATAATTAGGGGGCAGTATGGCGGCAACTAAATTGGTAGGGAGGACATCTATACCGGTAAAACGGCAAAATGATGGTAAAATCATTAATGCTGGTTCTGGGTATCGGGTGGATGGTTGGGAAAATTTATTTACCGGGATGGGAATTGCTAATCGTGATCGTAAAATAAGTTCAGAATTTAAGCAAGGGTATCTGCTTACTGAACCGGAATTGGATGCATTATATTGCGATGAAGGAATTGCTACCCGGATTATTGATTTACTTCCTGATGAGATGTTACGGAAGGGATGGACCATAGATGGTGATCCTGAAGGACTGGTTAATGGGGTATTTGATGAGTTAAATGTAGTAAAAGAAATTAGCCGGTTACTGAAATGGAATAGATTGCATGGTGGAGCTGTTTGTGTATTAGGGTTGGATGATGGTAGCGCCAATCTGGAACAACCATTGAATACTGATACTTTACGAAATCTAATATTTCTGAGAACGTATAGTCGCTGGAGAGTTAACTGGACTCCCATAGATTTGTATCAGGATCCAAATAGTCCAAAATTTGGAAAAGTTGAAATGTACAATATCTATCCGTTGGATGGATCACCCTTCTTTAAAGTTCATGAGAGTAGATGTATCGTGATGGATGGTCGAGATGTTCCGGAAATTATTCGCAGGGCCAATCAAGGTTGGGGAGTGTCAGAACTTCAACGTTGCTTACCGTATGTACGTGCTTTGGGTAATGTGTTGAACGGTTGTGAGAGTGTTGTTGAAGACTTTGTTACCAGCATTCTGAGCATTGAAAATCTACAGGATATGATTTACGGTGGTCAGGAAGAAATTGTCAAGAAACGAATTGAGATTCTGGACCTATCCCGACATATCATAAATACGTTACTTCTTGACAGCCGGGAAACTTATCAGAAGCAATCAAGCACTGTCACCGGATTGCCAGAATTAATCGATAGGTTTTGGGAAGCGTTAAGTGTAGTCACTGGATATCCGCAAAGAGTGCTAAAAGGTGCGCAAAAAGGCGGCCTTAATAACAAAGGTGAAGGTGAAACGGAAGACTGGTACAATTTAGTCGGATCCAAGCAGATAC